TCTCTTGGCCGTCGCCGGCGGTCTCAAAATCCTTGAATGGGCCGCAGATCACCCGGCGTGTGCCGGTGAAGAACACTGAATCGGGATCGTCCTGCCAGCGGGCGTTGTCCCCGTTGGCGTACAGGAACCCAACGCCGTTGCCGCTGTAGAGCATCGGCCAGTTCGGGCCGACGTTGCGCTCGTCGGTGTAATCGACGTTGAACGTGTCGGTCATGTCCTCGTAGAGGAACTCGAAACTATCGAGGTCGGGCCATGACTGATAGAAGGCGTTATCACCGCGCAGCCGCAGCGTGAGCTTCTGCGACACGTTGTCCTGGCCGACCCGCTCGGGGGTCATGTCGGTCTTGCCCCAGCGGATCGGCGCCCACCAGTAGCCCATCTCCGGTGTCGCCCAACCGAACTCGCTCTGTTTGTGCGCATCGAGGCACTCGTGAACGTGGCGCCGCAACTGCCGCAGGTGCTTGGCGTCGCGGGCGGTCAGCACGACATCCACGTTGATGTCGGTCGGGCCGTAGAGCGCATCGACGAACGACACGCCGTCCTGGGTCGCGCCCTGCTGGTCGATGAACTCCCACGGCGCCATCAGTCCCGTAATGCTGGTGACCTGAACGGATTCCGGCGCCATCGGGTCGGCCATCGCCAGTCCGCCCATCAGCCAGAGGATGATCTGGTGGTTTGGGCTGACCAGCGACACCATCGGGAGGTCGCCCTTGCGAACGTGATACATGGCATGAGGCCCAGCGACCCCACTCGGATAGACGATCGTCACCGCGGCTGCCTCGACGCGGCCGACGCGCTCATGAGGTTCTGCATGTCGTTGTGCGTCGGGTCGAACCGGGTGTTGTTGTTGTTGTTCGTGACCGACAGGTTGTAGGTGGTGCCGTCGCCCTTGCCGACGTTCGATCCGTTCGCACCGTCAGCGCCCGGCTGGCCACCCTTGCCGCCCTTGGCCTGCTGCGGCGACATCGGCCCGGGCGGCTTCTTGCCACCCTCGGCCATGTTCTTGTTCTCCTTGCCGCCCATCTCTCCAGCCGAGTTCGGCAGCGCGGGACGGGCACCGGCGACCGCGACCCCGATGCGGCCGAGCCAGGACTTACCGGGGTCGGCCAGCGCGGAGTCGTTGAGCGAGAACGTCTCCAGCAGCCCGCCGACGGCTACGCCCGCGTACTGGCCCGCCGCCGCGGCCGCGCGCTGGATCTCCTGAATGCCGATCTGCATCGCCGCCGAGGCCACCGCGGCGCCGGCCGAGCCGCCACCGCCGCCACCGGCCGCGTCGGCAGCCATGCCACCGACCGCCATCGCCGACTGGGCCGCGCTGCCCGCCAGGCCGATCAGTCCGCCACCGAAGCCGATGCCGCCCGAACCGGGAACGCCTTGGGCGTAGGCGCGGCCACCGGCGACCGACTGGCTGGGGTCCGCGCCGCCAGGGTCCATGCCGAGGATCGACGGGGCGCCGGGGATGCCGAAGCCGGGGGCGAGACCGCGCGGCATGCCGCCCATCCCGGGGCCGAGGCCAGATCCGATGCCACCGCCACCGCCACCGGCCGATCGGGGTGACGCCCATCCGCCGCCGGCACTACCCGCTGCCAGTGGCCCACCGGGCAACGGAATCGACAGGCTCTGCCGCGTGTGGACGTGGTTCTGGTGGCCGCCGAAATCGTCGGCGTAGTACCCCGAGCCACTGACATCCCGGCCGCCCGCGATCCCGACACGGTGGCCGGTCTGCGGGTTCTGCCAGATGACCTGTTCCATGTCCTGCGGGATGGTCGCGAGGTAGTCGGCGAACCGCTCCATGTTCGGCACCGGACCCGACCAGTCGATCGCGCGGTTGAGGTCCATCGGGTTCGGCGCGAACCCCGCCTCGCTGCGGTTGGTCTCCTGGTGCCCGGGGTAGGTGCTCGGCTTGATGCCGAACTGCTGCGCGATCTGGTTCACCCAGTCGGGGAACTGCACGCCACCGCCGCCGTAGCCGCCGCTGTTCGACCCGCGAGGCAGGCCATAGGGAACGCGACCGCCGGTGGACGCGGCCGGCGTGCCACCGGGCCACCAGGATGATCCGCCACCGGGCATGACCGACGACAACGACGGCAGCGACGCACCATCGGAGCCACCCGAGCCACCGCCACCCAGCGCACCGGTCGCCGCATTGGCCGCAGTAGCCAGGCTGTTCAGCGACCCGGCTGCCGTGCTGGCGCCGCTCGATAGCGCGTCGGTCGACCGATCCTTGACGAATTGCTTGCCGAACGCGCCTGTCGCACCGAGCGCCCCGATGATGCCGCCGCCGAGGTCGCTCTGGTCGTAGCCGTTGGCCACCTGGATGCCACGCAGCGCGCCGAGCACCGGCGCGAACCCGAGGTTGGCGAGGAACCTGGTCAGGTTCTCGGCCAGGCCCGGTAGTCCCTTGGATGCACCGAGGTCGGAGTCGAGTTGTGCGCCAAGGTCACCCATCGTCTTGGCCGTCTTGTTGCTGGTCTCGTTGAGACGTAATAGCGCCTGATTCTCGTTGTCACGCGCCTTTATTAGTTTGTTCTGCGCCGCGGCCAACTCGGCGGTCGACGCGGTGCCGGAATCCTGCAACGCCTTGAGGTCGGCCTCGGCTTGCGCGCGGTCGTGCTGGGCCTCGAAGAACGACGACTCGGCACCGTATTGCGCCGCCGTCTCGCCGGGCCGCATGACCCCGTAGCGCGGGTCGTACGGTGCGACGACCTGTTGCAGGTCGGCCTTTCGCAACGCCTCTGTGGTCTGCGTCGCGCGGATCTGCGCCTGCACTGCATCGTTCTGCGCCTTGACCACATCGTCGGCAGTGGCATTCGCATCGGCCTGCAACTGGGTGACGCGGGCGCGCTTCTCGGCCAAATCGTGTTCAGCGTCGATCTCGGCCATACGCGCCTGCCAGTGTTCGACAGACTCGCCGGGGCCGGGTGGTTGGCCATACGCCGCCGGATAGGGGATCTGCGGCGCCTTGGGCAGGCCGGTGCTGCCGCCCGCGCCCGTTGGATCGAGGATCGGATTCCCGGCGGGGCCGGGGAGGTCTGGAAGTCCGCGGCGGTCCCGTGAAGCGCCCGGGCCGCCCCCGCCGGCGATCGGTCCCGGCGGCACGGCGGGTTGATCGTTGCCGCCGTTCGCCCACCGCCAGATGTCGCTCATGATGTTGCGCTCGTACCACGGCTTGTTCGGGTCGTTGCCGCCCCGCAACGTCGGGTCGTACGGCTGCGCAGTGGCCAGGATCTGGCGCAGCGGAGAGTCTTCCGGCAACCCGTGGGTGAGGATATCCAGCCCGGCTGGCAATGCGATCGCGGACAGGGCCGTCTGCGCACGTGTTGCAAGCGCCGGCGTGGCGGCCAGCGCGGTGTTGACGCCTCCGAGCGCGCCCGCCAGGTTGCTGGCCGTGGTGATGATGCCCGCCGTCTTCCACGCGAGGAATGCGGCGCCAGCCAGTTTTGCCAGGCCCTCGACGCCGCCGAGCTTCTCCGACAGTGCCTTGATCAGATCAGCCAGATCGCCGCCGACATCCATTGCCGACTCGAAGAACTGCCGAATGTCGTTCTGGTGTGCGACAACCCACGCACCAACCTCGTCGATGCGTTCGCGCAACGTCTTGAGCACGTCGACCAGGCCGTTCGCGTCCTCGGTCGGCTTGCCGAATACCGCGCTCAGGAAATTGGCGCCGAGGCGGGCGATGGCGGTCTGCATGTTGGACACCGCGCCCTGCACCGTGTCACCGGCCGCCTTCGCGAATCCGGGCGCGTGCTGCTCGACGGCGCTCATCAGGTCGTCGAGGCCGATCTTCCCGGCGCTTATCATCTTGGAGATTTCGGCACTGGATTTGTGCATCGTCTCGGCCAGCCATGCCTGGATCGGGATGTCCTGCAACTGATTACCGAGTTGTTCCATCGACACTTTGCCCTGATTGGCAACGTCAAGGAAAGCATCACCAACGCGGCCTATGTCCGTTCCCGCGAATCCCGCCGCATCGGCCACGTCGGTCATAAACCGTTTGAGGTCGCCGGTGTTGGTGGCCAGTGCGCGGGTGGCGATCGAGAACGCCTGATCGAGCGCGAACGGCGTGCCCTCAACGGTTTTCGTGACGGTTTCCATGACCTGACCGACATCGAGCGCCGCGCGTCCGGTACCGGCCATCGTCCGGTTCAGGCTATCCAGGCGATTCTTCGCCGCGTCGATGGCTTCGTAACGCTCAAAGCCCTTGTAGAGCACCGCCGACGCCGCACCGGCTAGGCCGAGGGAGGTGACGACGCGGGTGACTATCTGGCCGACCGACAACTCAAAGCCCCGGCCGAACGCCTCACCGGCCTGCCGTCCATGTCGCTGGAACTGCGGCGCAACGGAACTGGCGAACGAGGATGTGAAGGCGTTGAGTTGCGAGCTGGTCATCGAGTCGGACAGGCCGCTACGGAACTCCCGACCGGCGACCGCGCCCGCCTTTTTGAAATCCCCCACCAGTTGATCGGCGACTGATCGGGAGGACCGTTCATTGAGGGCTACTTCGACTTCTGCGAGAAGTGGCGCCACGGTCTACCTCCCTTCGGTCATCGCGTGTAACCCAACTTTGTCTCAAATGCGGATTGCGACTTAGCATCTGATTCAGCCTTGGCGGTATCGGCCTTGGCGCGGCGCTCACGTTCCACCGGGTCGACGAACTCGATCTCGGACGTGTCGAATGCGGCGTCTCCACCTTCGGAGTTGACCGCCGCGTACGTTGAGCGCATCCGGTAGGACTCGTTCACGTTTTCGGCGAGCATTTGTTTCCAGTCGGGCCAGCGTCCGCCACGCTCGGCGTCGGTCTTGAACGCGCTCTCGTCGTCGAGGTATTCGACATAGGTCAGCAGTTCGTAGCTGCTCAGGATTAGATGGCCGTCGGCGTCGCGGGTGCCGCGATGCCAATCAGCTATCCGTAGTTGGTGGAACCGGTGCAGATCCCGCGCGATCTGTTTCGGGAACTGGCGCCAGATCCACACTGCCGCCATTACTTTTGGGATCGGCGGCCCGCCGTTCGGCCAACTCGAATCCCTGTTTGTTCCAGACCTTCCAAACGTGTCGGGCGCCGCCACGCTGGCCGTCGAACTTGCCGTTACGCAGCCGCTCGTATTCCTTCTCGCCGAGCGCGGCCTGGGCGGTGCGAACTTCCCACGGCGGCGAGATCGGTACGCCACCCTTGCGATACGGCGGGCCGATCAGATCACCCTTGCGGGTCGTCGGTGGCAAGGTGGTGACAAGGTTTCCGTTGGCGTCGTAGACGTTCTGCTCAGACACATCCTCATCAGGGTGGCGATCGTAGGTCTCAGCCTCGAATTGCAGTGCATCCCAGGCTTCCAGAGCGTCATCATCGAGCATCCGCAACGACGGGTGAGGCGGGATGCTGATCACGCTGCCGTCGTCGAACGTCAGCAGGGTCGGTGAGAACAGGCTGTCGTAGGACTGCGCCTGTTCGCGCGCCTCGGCTGCCGCTGTGGGGCTCTTGGTCGGAAGATCCTTGGGCTTGTCGTTCTTTCCTGATTCAGACATGGGCATATTCCTTTCGGGCAGTGGGCGTTTCCCTGGGCGTGGGGAAGGTTGAGACCTGCCGAGCGCGCGCCGCCCAGGACGGCCGCGGAACGCGCCCAAACGCGCGCTCGGCAGGGGCTCGTTACGTCGCGGCGATGGTGGCGCTGTTCGAGTTCGCCGTGTTCGCCGAGGCGCCGTTGG